CCTTTAGCCAAGCAGTTGGTGTCTATAAATTTATTTACTAGATGTTTAATGTTTCTATTTTTAAGAAGATACATTTCTTTGATCAGATAAACGTCGAATCCAAGGATATTGTGACCAATAATATAGTCGCTATTATCAAGCCAATCACTAATAACACCAAAAACATCATCAAATTTCTTGCCAGTTGTTCTGATGAGTTCTTCTGGGTATCTTGTGATTCGTCTTGCATCTTCAGATATTTTAAGATTAGTGTCCCATTTAATTAATAAATCTCGCTCATCTACTTTCTTGCCACCGATAGTATACAACATAGCTACCTGCCAAGGAAGATTTTGACAAAAATTTAAGCAAAGATTTAAAGTTTCACAGTCGATAAAGACTATTCTTTTAGACTTATCAAACCTCAGTAGTTCATTTTCCATATTTTTCCTTGAATGATTCGGCGCAGAATTCGTTTGAAGAGCAGTGATCTAAATTGGGTTTATTTAAAGTTGTTCTTTCCGAGATACATCGGAAGGTAAGATAAGCCAAGAAGTCTTCTTTGTTTTCATAATAGATAGACTGTGTTTTGACTGCCAGCAGTTTATCCATGACGATTTCTTCAATTTTACATTTAAGGATTTCATCAAATGGCAAATTATTATCTTCTACGAAATAAGTAGGATTACAAAAGCTGAGATCAGGAACGCAAATACTATAAGTTAAATTATTCTTAAAAACATAAGAGTCGTAGAATGGAATACAAAGACTCAAATTGTTTTCGTTCCAGAGCTTCTTTAAACTTTTACAATCTATTCTTGGATAATAATAAAAACCGTCAATACTTGCAAGAGTAGAAATTTTAATAAGATCATAATATCCATCAGTATTAGTAATGAAAATTATAACCTTATGCTCTTTATCTCTTGACTCAGCTGTCTTGTTATCTATATCATCGCATACAGTTAAGCGAAGACCGAATCTTAAATTTAATTTAGCATCTTCGCAAGACTTATAAGCTTCTAGGAAACCAGAAATAGAATCGTCTACTAAATATAGATTCTCTAGATTTAGTTTTTTTGCTATATCTATTATAGAGCTAGGCTCATCCGCCTCGCTTGAGCCAGCCTTAGCAAGCGTCAAGATAGACTTGCCAAGGCTGTAATGAGACTTAAAAAGAGGAGCAGCCGAATACTTCATGCGTCAGTATGCTCTAAAGACGCAGGAAGTCAATCAAAATGTGGGGTCATTTTTTCTCCAGTAAGGGCAGCCTTTATATTCTGTTTTTTTAATGAGGGCTACTTTCGCGTCATTAAGTAGGTCTTCTCTCTTTAGAGAAGCTCTAATATATTTATCATTAGCGTCAGTGCCAACATAATAAGTGGCAGCAAGTCTAGATGGGCAAATCCACTTTCCTTGAACATCGCTTCCGCACATCCATTTCTTTTTGGGAGAATTAGCTGCCAAGTTTTCTACTGAGTTTTTCTCGTCAAATTTAGATAAATATCCAGCAATATAAGCGAGATAAGCTTTGAATCCTTCTAGCTGTTCTTCTGTGGGCTTCGGGGCTTCTTGGATTGGCTGCTTCTTAAACTTTAAAAATATAAAAGAAACATCTGGAATGTGTCCTTTAGTTTTAAATACAGCCAAAGAATACATCAGATTTTGCAAATTAAAATCAATCTCTTCTTTAGAGAACTTTGCTTTGCTTGATTTATAATCGTAAATTTTATAATCAGTATCGTTAAATTTTGCAAGCTTATCTATAAAGCCATTAATTATATAGTCTTCTTCTTCTAGTTTAAATTCAGATTCAGCTTCGACAAGCAGCGATCCATTACAAAAGAAATCACTTTGCAGCCCAGTCTGGATCATCATATAAATAAGATCCAAATTTTCTTCGTCGTCTACTTTTAATTTTTTTGCATTCTTTAAGATCAACCTATGGATAGCCGGGTTTTTAATAATTCCAGCTTTTCCAGAACATAGATCTTCAAAATATTTCTTGTGCCTATCTGTAAGAAGTAGCTCAAAAATTAAATGACAAATCGTACCTCTTGACGCCCCAGAGTTTGAAGTGTCAGGAAATTTAAGGATATATTTAGAATAGTAAAGCCAGCTACATCCCTCAACAGTTTTAATCTTGCTCGCGCTGAGCTTAATTTTTTCTTTATTTATTGTATTGATTTGTGCCATTCTAAAATCCTATTTTTATCTTTCAAGTTGAGGTCAGCAAAATCGTTTGCGCCCTTTGGTAATTTGATCACTATTTGATCAATGTCAAAATAATCTCTTAACTTATTTCGTGTTGCTTGAGCCGCCATGTTGCCAGCTCCATTTTCTGAGCCATCATTATTAAAAGCTATTACTATCTTACTGGGATTGATTGAAATAAGAGAATAAATAATCTTAGGAGTTACATTCAATCCAAAAGTAACAATACAATTATTAATTCCATTCTCTCTCAGCGCCAGCATATCACCAATGCTTTCGACTAGAATGATGTTTTTGGCAGATTTAAGATCTTTAAGATTAACTTTCAATGGGAAAACCCATTCTTTTTTATCTCCAATATGCTTCCATTTCGGCCTTCCTTCTAGGCTAAGTTTTGAAACGTCTCTGCCTGAGAAGCCAATGATGTTGTCTTGGTTATCGAATACTGGGAAAACATATCTGTTAAACATCTTTCCGCTAGTGGCAACTCCACCTTGGAACTCTTCTAGGACAGAAGACGAAATGCCTCGATTATTCCAATAAGAATGGTCTCTTAAAAGTTTAATCAAAATAGACTTCTCAAAAGTCGTGGTTTGTTTTGTTAATGCTTTTGGTTTTTCAGCTTCTTCGGAATTAGTGTTTATTCCTTTAGCAGCTATCCAATGCTTTGCTTCATCAATGTTTTTTAGTTTAAGAGTTAACTTAACTAAATCTTCTATTGATCCGCTAATGTTCTCTTTGAAATCAACCCATTGACCTGAGTTTTTCCAAATGCGCAACACGCTATCATTATCAGAGTCGCGATAAAGAGGTTTAGCTCTAAACTCTCTACCGTTATCTGTTAATGAATATCCTATGTCTTGCAGTATTTGTCTTACCGATTCGCAGTCGTTCATAAAACTTCGCCATCTTCAGAGTCGTTTAGATCTGGTCGAAGAGATCTAGCTTGCACGATTTCAGAAAGAGTTCCTCTTTCTTCTACGTTGAAGTTAGCAATATTAAAACTAATAAAATTTGGTTGATATTTTATTGATCTTCCGCTTTGGATTCTTACAAGATCATGGTGTCCTTGCGAGTCTCTGCCTTGAAATCGAGTCGCAAGAGGAATCATCTTATGAGAGCCGAACTCTTGACCGTCTTCAGCAATCTCTTCCACAGTCTTGCGCCTGAAGATAGCGACGTATGAAGCGTACCATTGCAAGCGATCCGATTGAGAGATCGCGCTGCTATCGTCAACTCCATTCTCTGCGCTGCGATTTAACTGACAAGCTGTGAGAATTGGAACATTTAATTCTAGACAAAGCTGTTTTAAAGAATCCACCTTGTCTCCGATTAGTTGGTATTCTTGTTTGTTTTTATCAGATTCTCCAGTCAATTTAATGTAATCGTAAATGATCACACATGGATTACCGCGACCAACTTTAGAGAAGTACCAACGCTTTACAATAGAGATTATTTCTTCGATTGGTTTTCCAGCTACTTGAAGGTGATCTACTTGATTGCTTACGCTTTTTATCGTAGCTTTGCTTTCTTCAAACTTCTTGTAAAGCTGAGCGTTCTTTTTCCAGTTGCCAGTTTCAAGATGCCAGACTGGAATGCCTGTAAGAGATGAAGCTATTCTAAACTTCATATCTATTGTAGCCATTTCCGTATCAAGAACAAGAGCTTTGCATCCTTTGTTTATACTTGTTACCTTGATAGCAAGATCGTTAAGGATTGTAGACTTGCCGTGCTTTGGTCGACTCACCCAAGCATAAAGATTGCCGGGGCGAATCCCGCCATATAGACGATTGAAATTATCGTATGGAGTTTGAAGGCCATTTTCAGAAATAGGATTGTTTCCGCGCTCTTCAATAATCTCAATAATATTAGAAGTTACATCTTCTGGTTTATTGTTTTCATTAGCGTAGACGCAAATCTTATCGTTATAAATCTTATCTGATTCCGTGATGATTTCTTCAATGGGCTTTTCCGCGCAGCTATGAGCAAACTTCTTGATCTCGTCTCCAGTCTGCTCGATTTCTCTGCGGATTCTCAACTTCAATAGTTCTTTCGCCGCTTCAATAAGTCCCGGCTTAGTAGTTGGAATCAAACAAATGCTACTAACATAATTAAAGATATCAATAGTTTGATCTTTAAATGTGATTCCTAGATTCTGAGCTTTTTGAGCTATTAGAACTTTGTCAATCTGCTCTCCTTTATTAAATGTTTCCCTGAACACGCAATAAATAGTATAATGGACCTCATTGACAAAATCATTCTCACAGATAAAATTTTCTATATCTGCGTATGATTCTGAGTGTTTGACCAAACCAGATAAAACATATTTTTCTATTTGAAGTGAATAAATGGGCATTACAGTATTATATTGTATTTTTCCTTAAAGAATTTTTCGCTTAACTCATCTACTTGGTCATGGTAAACCTCAACAAGAATAAATTTATTAAGAGTTAGCCAATTTTCTTTAGCTACATCTCTTTTGATAGACTTTAAATAATTCAATCTGGATTCATTGTGAAAGAATTTATTGAAAGCAGAGTGCTGCGGGCCATGGACTTCTACAGCAATCCTGTGCGTTGCGTTGATTAAGTCAACTTTTAAAAGTGACCCATACACGGGAAACTCCTCATAGACGATGTGATTTTTCCAATATTTCTTGAGGAATTGCTTGGTCTTGAATTGGATTTTTGAGCGAGAGGGCTTCTCCCAATCAATTAAATAATTAGAGACGTTTTTGCTTGCAACTTTACCGTATATATTATAAAGCTTCACTTCTTAAGAGCAGAGATAAATTTATTAAATAAATACTTCGTAATGTCTTGGTGCTCTTCAAGGAAATTTTTGAGATTGCCTTCTCCTTGATGTTGCTTCGGAAACTCTAAGTTATTATCAGCTAGTTCTTTTATCAACTCATCAGTAATGGTAATCCAAGCCCCCTTAGCGTGAGCGAATTCCCATGCTAAAAGCTGGTCGACAATCTCATACTCCACCCAAACACTTGACCCATTAGATCTGCCGTATTTAATCGGATATCGGACTTCTCTTCCAGACTTTTCATTTGGAGTCTTTTTGAAAGCGATTTTGCACCAATGACCAACTGGATTGCCTTCGGCTTTGGTGTTGGTATAAATAAAGTCTTTATTCCATCGCTGCTGGAATTCAAGGATCCAATCTGAGTAATGGAGAGCCGCGTTCCCGCCGCTTGCGTTGGTAACTTTTGGGTCGCCTTTCTCGTATGGATTAATTTTAATCGAAGATCTTACTTGAGAAATAAGAAAACAAATATGTCCTCTTGAGGAGAACGCAGCGGCCATTTTGCGAAGCAGATCTGCTGTCAATAAAGCTGCGCCAGCGGTTTTGTTTGCTTCTGTGGCTGACTTTGCTAAATCATTGCGCGGCACCAATGCATCAAGGCTGTCAATAATAAAGAAATAAATATTACCGCCGTCATTATCCTTGATAAGCTCTCGCATCGTGTCTGTTACGAATTCGTAATCATTTGTAGGAATAACTCGCCATTTAGCGGGATCTAAGTTAACTCCAGATCTCGCTATCATATTTTCGCTAAGGCGACCCTCAGACTTAATATAAATAACGCATCCCTTTTCGGGGTGAAGAATTTGAAAGTTCTTAGCAAAGGCTAATGCGTTGCTGGTTTTTCCTCCTTCCGTGATGCCTGATGCTCTTACAATCCCCGGATGGATTCCTCCACCCATCTCAATATCTAAAGTGAGACTACCACTGCTAACAACATAATCAATATTATTGTCAAAAGCGTAATGATGATCTTTGTTTTTATTCAGGATTGCGTCTAAAACTTTCAACTTTCCTGATGTAGTTGAGTCTTCTGATTCTTCTTGTGCTTCTTTCTTTGGTCGTGCCATATTATTTATTATTAAAAAGATTTAGGAACTCTTTTACAGAATTTGGTTTTTTTATTATTTCTACTGCTGGAGCCACCGGGGTTTCTGATAATTCTATTTTCGGCGAACCAAAAGACATTGAGTTGTACTTTTTTACGTCTTTTAAAAATAGTTTTCCATCGTCAGTTAAAAACCAGCAAAGAGAAGGCATCTTTTGTCTGCCTTCTAGGAATATCAAAAAATCAAAACCATATTCTTTGATAAGTTTATTTGCTATTTTTATTTCTTTTGGCCAAGAGCAGTTTTTAGAATCGAAAAGGAAAGCCTTGACAAGCTTTTG